CATCAGATCATTCTTTATCCGTCGATCCCATACTACGTTCAGTGGTAAGGTCATTAAAGTCGATTTTATCGGACCCTACAGAGAGGATCAAGAATTCGCAGTCGCAATGCAACGCAGTCACGACATGCGGAAACAGGTTCCTGCCGAAACCCAGATCACTAAGTGGGAGTGGGTTGAAAGGGTTCCGGAGATGATCTCAGATCAGATGGCATTCCGTTAAGTAACACTAACTGCACAGGGGTTAAGTAACACTAACCCCTTGCAATCGTCCGTGAACAGCAGTTATTTTATGTGATGCCCCCCCGGTATATAAAACCAATGGGTCCCCACAAGCTATAAACGACCCAGATCGACCTTTCAATATCTAAGTCACAAAAAATTTTTTCATATATAAAAACTAGGCACAAGATTCAAAGATATGCAAAAAAATCCCGAAGAAAATTTTACGACCATAGAGATCGATCCAGTATCCGGAGAGCACTATCTAACTATCCCAGAGTGGATATGCGATGAGAACGGGTGGTACGAGGGAGTAGAAATAAACATCGAAGTCGATAAAGATTCTATAATTATTCGAAGCGTCGATTGAGTCCCTTGACCTCGTATAGATAGAGTGTTATGATATTGACGTAGTTACTTACAGTTATGGCTAAAGGATTCACTGTTAAAGCAAAGAAACCACCACAAGGCAAAGAGACCGCAGAGTGGGACTATGACAAAGCAAAGGAAATGGTAAAAGGCAAGAGTATTGTCTTTTGTCTACCAGGACGTGGAGTTTCATATACGTATCTGAAAAATTTTGTACAATTGTGTTTTGATCTTGTGCAGGCAGGTGCAAGCATTCAGATCTCACAAGACTACAGTTCAATGGTAAACTTCGCACGTTGTAAGTGTCTTGGTGCTAATGTACTGCGAGGACCGGACCAGGTGCCATGGGACGGTAAGTTGATGTATGATTGGCAACTATGGATTGATAGTGATATTGTATTCAATACTGAGAAGTTCTGGCAATTGATTCTGATGGATCAAGATATTGCATGTGGATGGTATTGTACGGAAGACGGCAAAACGACAAGTGTTGCACACTGGATGGAAGAGGATGATTTCCGTAATAATGGTGGTGTAATGAATCATGAAACACTTGAGAGTATCTCTAAGCGTCGCAAACCATTTACGGTAGACTATGCAGGTTTCGGATGGTTACTGATCAAGCACGGAGTCTTTGAACACTCTGATATGAAGTATCCATGGTTTGCACCAAAGATGCAAATCTTTGAGTCTGGAGAGGTTCAGGATATGTGTGGAGAAGATGTATCATTCTGTCTCGATGCTATCGAAGCAGGTTTTGAGATCTGGTGCGATCCTCGTATCAGAGTTGGTCACGAGAAGACAAGGGTTATCTGATGAGTCAGACAAGATATACAGTTCTCCATAAAGATAAAGTATTATTCAGAAACTTGACGGAAAATGAGTACTTTGCTATTATGGAGGACCTTTCGATAGAGTATTATCAGAAAGGATCTCCAAGACCTCAAGACCTTCAAACAAAAATCACTAAGTATTAAGGAGCATTATGGCAGTTCGTTCAAAGACTGGTATTTACAAAGACGGTTTTATGCCCGGAAAACCGAAAAAATCTCGGCAGGGCTCGGGTAAGCACACGAAGTATGCGGCAACTTCTCGTAATGGAAAGAAAAAAGTATATCGTGGACAAGGACGTTAATATATACATTAACTAATATTAAGTCATATGGCATGTCTGATTGCAAATCTTCCTTCAATGGAAGTATGGGTTCGTAAAGAATACCTAACAGATCATCAGAGTGGGCATGGTGAATTTGTAAAAGGCGTCTGGGTATCGGTTAAATCGATTCCTGGACGTGCTTTTTATTTTGAGACCTATTTACCAGAATATGCGGCAATGTACGATAAACTGCCGATTAGTGCCTTTGTAGCAGACCCTGAGACCCCTTCTCCGGATATGAACCTACCAAACCTCCAGTTTTGGAATTGTATGGACTACGGGGTCGTCTCGGTAGATAAGAAATTTATTGGTTCTATGGATTTTGAGTGCTATACACGGGACTTTGGTAATGTAAAAGGCACTTATGTTTGTACTATTGACAATTATCACCATGATCCAGACTATGTTGACTATGCCACAAGTGAAAATCCTGCCGAACATAAGTCACACAACCTAATTGAACTTGAAAATGGGCAGTATGCACTGTATCCAAATAACAGATTGCGTATTTTTGACAATAGTTTGACTCCTGTTGAACCAAAAATGCCTGATTTTAAGGTTTCAACTCAATATTATCAGGTTGAGAACGGTTTTGAACGACTTGGAATGGGTCGTGAAGACGAATATTTCTGGAAAACGGCAAAAGAACGTGAAGAAATACCCGAAGAGGGTGAAAATAAATAGTATTTTACAATTCAGGAGCAAAATGGGCAACTCTCCGGTTGATAGAGACACAAATTACATGAAAGAAGTGTGGGGAACTGCAAGTTTGACTACAGATTATGGTTCAACACTTGATAAAATTCATCAAGATGAGCAAAAAAAGAAAGAAAAGGTTCTTCAGGAGATAATGCATGATGATTTATCTGATGAAAGAAGAAATCTTCAGGAATAGAGGTATAAATAGGTTAAGAAAACTCTTAAAAAATGGCAAATCAGAGGATATCAAGGGCATTTAAAGACATTAGTTTGTCTTTTGAGCCTCATCCTGTGACAAAAGACTTGCAAGTACTCAAAAATGAGAACGCAATTCGTCGTTCTGTAAGAAATATTGTAGAAACTATCCCAACAGAGAGATTTTTTAACTCTTTGTTGGGATCTGATGTAAGATCTAGTCTATTTGATTTTGTTGATTATGGTACTGCATCTACAATTCAAGATCAAATTGAAGTTGCAGTAACAAATTTTGAGGATAGAGTGGAAAATTTGTCTGTAGAGGTAGATCCTAGGCCAGATGAGAACACTTTTAACGTAACTGTAATATTTGATATTATAGGACAAGAGTTTCCAACACAAGAATATTCATTCCTCTTAGAGGCAACAAGATAAAATGCCTTTTACACAATACTCCAATTTAGATTTTGATCAGATAAAGACTTCTATCAAAGACTATCTCCGTGCGAACTCCACATTTACGGACTTTGACTTTGAAGGGTCTAATTTTTCTGTATTGATAGACACGTTAGCATATAACACTTATATTACAGCATTCAACTCTAATATGATTGTCAATGAGTCTTTTTTGGACTCTGCAACACTTAGAGAAAATGTAGTATCTCTTGCTAGAAACATTGGATATGTTCCTCGTTCAACTACATCAGCAAAAGCAGTAATAAGTTTTGAAGCAACGGCACCAGTGGATGGTAACGGCATCCCAACGACCTCTACGTTGACCCTGAAGGCAGGTATAGTGTGTGTTGGTAGGTCTAGTGACTCGTCATATACTTTCTCGATTATAGAGGATATAACAGCACCTGTAGATCCCTCCACAGGAAAGGCACAATTCTCAAATATTACAGTTTTTGAGGGTTCTTTACTTTCAAAAACTTTTAATTATAATGGATCTCTTGATCAGAGATTTATTTTAAATAATGCATTCATTGATACTTCAACACTCTCTGTTCATGTAAAAGATTCTCTTTCCGAAAAGGGTGTGGAATATGAACTTTCAGAAAATATTTTTGATATAGACAAAAATTCTAGAATTTATTTCTTACAAGAAGTTCAAGATGAAAGATATGAATTAATTTTTGGTGATGGATTGATTGGTAAGAAATTGGGTTCAAATGGTGATGGAACTTATATCACTGCAACATATATCGTCACTGGTGGTGAAGAAGGTAATGGTGCACAGAACTTCTCATTCTCTGGAACATTAGAAAATGAAAATACTGAGATTATTAATCCAGGAATAGTTTCAGTAACAACAAATCAATCATCTCAAAATGGATCTAAAATTGAATCTTTAGATTCGATCAAATATTATGCTCCTAAACTTTACTCATCTCAATATAGGGCAGTAACATCAAGAGATTATGAAACTATTATAAAAAGAATTTACCCAGACACTGAATCAGTTTCAGTTGTTGGTGGAGAAGAACTGAGTCCACCACAATTTGGTACAGTTCAGATCAGTGTCAAACCAAAAAATGGATCCTTTGTCTCGGATTTTAACAAAGAAATTATATTATCAGAATTAAAAAAATATAGTGTTTCTGGAATTAATCAGAAATTAGTAGATCTGAAAATTCTTTATGTTGAACTCAATAGTGCAGTTTACTTTAATGATTCACAAACATCAAGTCCCGATACCTTAAAAACTAGAGTAACTAATTCTTTAACACAATACTCCAAATCTTTAGATTTGAATAAATTTGGTGGAAGAACAAAATATAGTAAAATTCAACAAATTATTGACAATACCGATACTGCAATTACCTCCAACATTACTAAGATAATCATAAGAAGAGATTTAAAACCAGTATTAAATAAATTTGCACAATATGAGTTATGTTACGGAAATCAATTTCATGTAAATGCAAAGGGATATAATATTAAATCTACCGGATTCAAAATTTCTGGAGAATCTGATACAGTTTATTTTACAGATGTTCCAAATCAAGACATGTTGACTGGAACAATATCTGTTGTTAAAAGAGTTGATGATAAAGAAAGAATTATTATTAAGTCTGCAGGAACTGTGGATTATGTGAAAGGAGAAATATTATTAAATACGATAAACATTACTTCAACGTCTTTAATCACTGGTGTGATTGAAATTCAAGCATTTCCAGAATCGAATGATGTTGTTGGACTTAGAGATTTGTATGTCAGTTTAAGCATTGGAAAAAGCACCATAAATATGGTTAGGGATGTGATTGCATCTGGAGACGAAATATCTGGCACCAGATTTGTCAAAGATTTTTATACATCAAGTTATTCTAACGGAAGTTTAATCAGAGAGTAATATGATACAAACTGGATTTGAATCTAAGGTAAAAGTACAAGACCTTATAGAAAGTCAACTTCCAAGTTTTATCTTGGATGAAAATCCAAACGCCACGGAATTTTTAAAACAATATTACATATCACAGGAATATCAAGGTGGTCCTGTTGACCTGGCAGATAATCTGGATCAATATTTAAAAGTTGATAATCTAACACCAGAAGTTGTTGTAGATAGCACTACCACAACTTTACCAGTGCTCGACTCTGATACAACCATTAATGTCTCTAGTACAAAAGGATTTCCAAATTCGTATGGAATTCTTAAGATTGATAGTGAGATAATCACATATACAGGAATAACAACAAATACATTTACTGGATGTATTCGTGGATTTAGTGGAATTACTAGTTTTCATCAAGATTTAAATCAGGAAGAATTAATATTCTCAACATCAACAGCAGCATCTCATAATAGTAATGCGCCTGTACAGAATTTAAGTTCTCTATTTTTAAAAGAATTTTATAAGCAGTTAAAATATACATTTACACCAGGATTTGAAGAATTAACTTTTGCAGAAGAAATTAATGCGGGATCATTTATAAAAAGAGCAAAAGATTTTTATGAATCAAAGGGAACTGATGAATCAATAAAAATTTTATTTAAGGTATTGTTTGGGGAAACTCCGGATATAATAAATCTAGAAAAATATATTATCAAGCCATCTTCAGCAAATTATGTTCGTAGACAGATTGTACTTGCTGAAGCTATTGTCGGAAATCCTCAAAATTTAATAGGGCAAACACTTATAAAATCTGATGATTCGGAGACCAGTGCATCAATTTCAAGTGTTGAACCAGTTTATAAAAATGAAAAAACATTCTATAGATTGGAATTGTTTATTGGTTCAAATGAACAGGAAACTATTTTTGGTAATTTTGAAATTACATCAAATACAAAATCACTCGAAACAGTTTCTATAGGATCTTCTGTTATAAGTGTTGATTCTACAATTGGATTTCCGGAGTCTGGTACAATAATTTCTGGAACAAATTCAATAACATATTCAAATAAAACTATTAATCAATTTCTTAATTGTAATGGGATTGAAACTGAAATTAAATCATCCGACAATGTAAGATCTACAAACACTTACTTCTCATATGAAAATGCAGATACTTCAAAAAAAGTAGAATTAATACTTTATGGAGTAATTGATAATATTAAACAAATTAGTGAAAATGTAAATGTAGATGAAGAAGATATTATATATGTAAAAAATCTTGGTGAAAAAATTAAAGATGGTAATACTCAAAAAGAAATTTTTGCCAATTCTTGGATATACAATACAAGCACAAGACATCAAATTTTAAATTCAAATTATGTCTTATCTTCGACTATTGAAGAATCTAGCTTAAAAGTTGGTGATGAAGTAGAAATTTTAAACAGAGGAACAGAAGATGTAGTATCTAATCTTGGAGTTGTTATAAAAGAAATAAATTTTGAGGACAATAGAGTAGTTTTAGATAATGGTCCACAATTAGAATTGGGAAAATTTTATGACTTAAGAAGAAAGATTAATAAATTTTCTTCTACACCTAACTCTGCTCCTGCAGAATTTGGAAATAATAAAATTTTATCTGATGTATTAAATTTGTATACAGATAATGAAGAGTATGCATATGTCGCATCAAATTCTCTACCATCAGAGGTTAAGGCAGATATTGCAACTCAATATGAATACAGTGTTGAAGCAGAGTTTAAAAGTATACAAGTATCTTCTTTTGCATTAGATGCTAATACTGGATTTTACACTAGTTTTATTGCATCAAGTAATGTACCTTTTCTTACTGGGGACAGGGTAGATTATTCTCCAGTAGGTGATGCTTTAGTTGGACTAGATACGGGATCTTATTACGTTGAAATTTTATCCAATCCAAAATCGTTTAAATTATTTAATTCGATATCTGCTGTAGGAACATCCTCATATGAATCATTTCAAATACCAAATTCCGGAATAGGAACTCATAATTTTACTTGGTATCCACAAAGATCTGGAGAGATTAGTCCACAAAAACTTTTAAGAAAGTTTCCATTAGAAAAAAACATAGAATTTGGAGATGGAAAAGCAACATCTCCTGGTCCTGTTGGAACATTAATCAATGGTGTAGAAATTTCCAACTATAAATCTAATGATAAAGTTTATTATGGACCATTATCTTCGTTACAAGTTTTAAATTCTGGAGAAGGTTATGATGTTATAAATCCACCTATTATAACATCACCAACCACTTCCGGCACAGCAGCAAAAATTCAACCTGTAGTTAGTGGTGGTATTGAAAAAGTATATGTAGATTCTCAAGATTTTGATATTGATAAAATTGTATCAATTAACATTTCTGGTGGAAATGGTAGTGGAGCTTCTTTAGAACCAGTTTTAGTTAAAAAATCTAGAGATGTTCTATTTAATGCAGCATCTTTTAAAAATGGTGGTGGTATCAATACAACAACAAATATGATAATTTTTTCGTCAGATCACAATTTTGTGAATGGTGAAGAAATTATATACAATTCCACTGGAAATTCTGAAATACTTATTGGTACTGGAACTTCATCATTATCAAATTTTGGTGCATATTTTGTTGATGTCATAAACAATACCACAATTAGAATCTTTAATTCTGTTAGTGATCAATTAGAGGGATCTAATCCTGTGGGACTCTTTTCAGGATCGACAGGTATTCAAAAATTCTCAACATCTAAATTAAAGAAAACAATTTCATATGTCGAAGTATTAAATTCTGGAGAAGGATATACTAATAGAAAGTTACCTTTAAATTCTGCGGGAATTTCAGTACAAAATAATTTATTTGAATTTGAAAATCATGGATTTAAGGATGGAGAGTTAGTAACTTATGATTATGAAACTTCAACAATTAATGGATTAGACAAAAATAATCAATATTATATTTTAACTTCCAGTAAAGATAATTTTAGATTGTGTGATGCTGGAGTTGGTGGAACTAACAGATCAAATTATGATAGAAAAAATTATGTTACTTTTACTGATACTGGATCTGGATATCAATACTTCAATTATCCCAATGTTTCAGTTTCTATAGATTTTACAACTGTTGGTATTGGAACCGACACGCAAGTCAGAACAATCACTACCACTCCAGTTATAAAAGGTGGTATTATAGATTTGTATTTGTATGAAGCAGGAACTGACTATGGATCAACTGTTTTAAATTATGAGTTGAAACCAATTTTAAACATTGAAAATGGAAAATTGGCAGAATTGACACCAGTAATTAATGATGGAAAATTAATTTCAGTAAATATTAATTATGGAGGAATTGAATACCATTCTATTCCAGAGTTGACTTTAAATGATTCTAGTGGTTCTGGATCTGGAGCAGAACTTAGAGCCAATATTAGCAATGGATCAATTTCTAGTGTTGAAGTAATCAGTTCTGGAATGGGTTATTCATCAATCGATAGTAGCATTTTAGTAAAATCTGCAGGAACAAATGCTCTATTGAGATCATCTGTTAGAGAACTTACAGTTGACGATTCTAAAGATCGTTTTTCTAATGGAGAATCTTTTTTAAATGGAAAATATTCAGTAATCAATTATTTTAGTAATTTAAGAGATTCGTTCAGAGAAGATGCAATTAAAAAATCAGGAATTATTGGATGGGCTTTTGATGGACATCCAATTTATGGACCTTTTGGATCAGAAGATCCAACTAATCTTGAGTCTGATCCTAAGAGAATGACCTCTGGATATGTTTTAGATACAACTTTGGTAAGTAATAGACCTGTCGGATTTTCTAGTGGATTTTTTGTTGAAGACTATACATTCAAAGGTGGAAAAGATTTAGATGAGCATAATGGAAGATTTGAAAAAACCAAAGAATTTCCTAATGGAACATATGTTTATCATGCAACATTAGATTCTTTAAGTAATCCAGAATTTCCATATTTTATTGGGAACAGTTATAATTCCAAATCTCATCTTAATGAAAGTTTAAATCAAAATTTTGATTTTAATCAAACCAATTTGCTGAGAAATACTTTACCATATAAAATATCAGAAAAGGGTGCAAATTATGATTATGTTCCACAATCGAATGATAATGTAGATCAAAGTGCAAAAATTGAATCATTAATTACTGGTTCTATAGATTCATTATCAATTAATAATTCTGGAGAAAATTATAAAGTCGGAGATATTATAAACTTTACTTCTAATGGAGTTGGTTCTGGATTGTTAGTTAGTGTTAATGAGGTTGAGGGGAAAAAACTCGAAAAAATAGAAACTAACTCTGTTCAATATACAAATAATGTATTTGAATGGGTAGATAAAAATACAACTAGAATTTATGTTTTACCTCAACATGATTTTAATAATTCCGATACGGTTAAAATATCAGGATTTTCCACAAATTTAAATTATTTAAATGGAAGTTTTGGAATAGAAGTAAAATCTCCAACAAATGCTGTTGCATTATCTACCGTAAAAACTTCTACTGCTACGACAGAAATTTATGTTTCTCCAATTCCAAATGACATTGCTATAGGTAGTAGTATCGGAATAGGAACAGAAACTCTCAGTGTTCTTGGGGTATTCCCTAATGATAATATTTTGAGAGTTGAGAGAGGTTTAGTTGGATCTACTCATCCAGTTGGAACTGCAATAACATTCTTCCCAGATAATTTTACTATCACCACACCCGATTCAGATAAATTTGATTCTAAAATTAACAAAAAGATATTCTTCAATCCTAGTGAATCTGTTGGATTTGGTACTATTTCTGGAATATCAACGTCAGTAACATTTGATTTTGGAAATACTATCATAACAAGAGATCTGCCAGCAAGATCAATTTATTATAACCAACATCCATTTGAACATAATCAAAAAGTTGTTTACAATCAAGGTAGCATAGGATTAAAAGTTTCTATAGATGGAGATGCTAATAACGCTCAAACTTTACAAGATGGAGGAAACTTCTTTATTGTCAACAAAGGACCTCATCTGATTGGCATAAAAACTACTTTAAATTCTTCAGAATTATATTTTACTGGATATGTTGGATTAACCAAGCCAAATGAAGATAAGTATTCTCTCGAAACAGTAAATACTCAAATTTTGGGAGACTTTGAATTTAATACTGCAACAGTATCAGTTTCAACTTCTCATGGCATTTCGAACGGAGATGTAGTATCTTTAGATGTTAGACCAAACTTGACTGTAGGAATTGGAACATCAACATCAGTGAATCTTATCTATAATTCAAATATTGATAAGATTTTAGTAAATCCAATCGAATTTGGGTCCTCTGCTGTTAACACGAACACTGATACAATTACAATTGTTAATCATGGTTTAAATACTAAGGACAGAGTTCTTTATGAAGACTCCACTAACGCTGCTGTTAATAACAAATTATTCTATGTTTTTACTGTAAATAGAGATGAAATAAAATTAACTGAAACTATATTGGATGGTCAAACCACTCCTCCTGTAATATTTGACCTTACTTCTTCTGGTGGTTCAAATCAAAAACTTTCATTGGTAAATCCACCAATACCAATGATCAAAAACAATGATTTAAAGTTTGATCTTACAGATGCTTCCTTAAGTCAATATAAGTTAAAAATTTATAGTGACCAAAATTTTGAAAATGAGTTTGTATCTACAGGAAATACATCAATCTTTAGTGTAAATGATATTACTGGAATATTGAAGTATGATACAACTATTCCAGAAAGATTGTATTATTCTTTAGAAAAAGATGGTGTAATTATCAAATCTGATGATGAAGTAGAAAATTACTCTTCAATTAACGTCGTTGAAAGTGAATATAATAATACATATAAAGTTTTTGGAGTAGTTGGAATAGCATCAACCATTTTTAAGGTTAATTTGAATGATAAACCAGAAAAACTTTCTTATACTGCTGTAGAATGTGATACTCTTAAATACTTTACAAAATCTAAAACTGCTATTGGTGGAGTTTCTGAATTAAATATTATTTCATCTGGTTTTGGATATGAATCCCTTCCTTTCCTTTCTCCTATTCAAACTTCTTCAGGACAAGGATTAGAGGTTACTCCCAAATCAAAAACGATAGGAGATATTAATGAAATTGAAATTGTTAATGATAATTATTTGTATACTTCAGATCCCACACTAAGACCTCAAGCAGCAATATCACCAAATATTGTATTATTCAATTCAAATGAAGTTGGTACAGTTTCTGTAACTAATTCTGGAGAAGGATATACTACACCTCCTCTCCTAACTATCATTAATTCAGATACTAGAGAGGAAATTGATGATGGATTACTACTCCCAATTATTAACGGATCTTCAGTAAGTAATGTTGATGTGGAAATACCTCCTAAAGGATTACCTTCTAAAATTGAAATATTTGCAGTCAATAACAGTAATGGAATTAGTATTGTAAATGTAGAATCATCTAACAGTGGAATTTTTACTTGTGAAATAACCACTCCAACCATAAACGGTATTTCCACTTTTACTACACAACCATTCAATGATGGAGATTTAGTTTTTGTTGAAGGAATTAAAAAATTTGGAACTGATGGTGATGGATTCAATTCTTCAGACTATGGATACAAATTTTTTAAAGTATTCAATCCTAATGGACCTTCTTATATTAAAAATCAATCTGTTAATGATAAAGTTGTTCTTAGTGCAACAGAATTTACTACAAATACTGGAATAGCAATTACAGTTCAAGATTCTACAGCCACTATTATTAATAAATCTGATTATCCATCCTTTACATCAACATTAGTATCTTCAGAATTTATAGATGGAGAGCAATTAGTCACTTCTAACGGACTATCTGATTTGTTTGTTGTTGAAAGCAACGATACTTTATTAAAAGTTCGTGGATCTTATGAATTATCAATTAATGAATCTATTAAGGGATCTTCTTCGGGAACAAAAGCAACCATCTTTAGTATAAGTAATAATTCTGCAATATTTAATGTGAACTATTCAAATACAAAAGATATTGGATGGTCAAATCAAATTGGAAAACTTAGTGAAGATTTTCAAGTAATAGAGGATAATGATTATTATCAAAATCTTTCATATTCAGTTAAAAGTTCCATAACTTATGAAAAACAAAAATCACCAATTCAAAATTTAACTCATGTTAGTGGACTCAAAAACTTTGCGGATGTGGGAATAACATCTGCATCAAAAACTTCTTCCATCGAGTCTTCAAATTCGATGACAGTTATAAAAGATATTATTCCTGAAGAAGTTAGAGTAGATACAATTTATAATTTTGACCTTGCTAGAGATGAGGGAACTAATGAATTATCTAAATTTATTGTTCTTCAGAATAAAAAATTAACAAATTATATTGAATTGATAGGGAATGAAGTTTTGAAAATTGATGACATTAGTAGTCAGTTCTCAAATTTTGAATCTGCTAATACGACATTTACAAATATTGAAGAAATAACTTCATCAGACTCATATAATAGGTATTTGTTTAGACTTGAAAGTGTAGATCAATCTCAACTTCAATTGTCTGAAGTTACCGTGTTAGTCAATAGTGAAGATTCTTCAATTATTGAAAATGAATCAATAGTTAATATAGGTTCCGGAGAATACACTGAAGAAAATTCCTATGGTTCATTTGAACTGTTTACAAATGAAATAAATGAGACATTTTTAAGATTCATTCCAAAGAATGCATTTGATATTGATTATAATATTAAGGTTATTAAGCAGAGATTTAATTCTAATGCTATCGGATCCGGAAACACAACTGTAGGATTCATTAATTTAGAGTCTTCTGTGGATTTGGAAAGCACTGGTATTGGATCTACAACTATTTTTTCTGCAATTGCAGATAATTTTAAATCTGCAATGATAAATGCAGAAGTAAAGGACAATCTTACTGGCGAGATCAATTTTGTTAAATTGTATGCTACTCATAATGATACAGATTCTTTCTTATCAGATTACTATTCAGACTTAGATGATCAAACTATTTCTGTTGGATCTCAAATAGGAACATTCTATTCTGACTTATCCAATGGAGTATTTTCGATCTACCATGATAATAATACATCAAATTCTATAACCATCAGGTCCAATACTGTAGGATTTGGAACAACAACTGTAACTGGTATTAGTTCAACATTTAGATTTATACTTGAAGGGCAAATTCCAGGAAATGAAAGATCCGCAATTTATCAATCTGAATTTAGTACAACAACTGGAGGCTCTTCCACTAATATACTTTCCGTAGATAAAGTACTCTTTAATGCGTCTAGATCTATTGTTGAGGTGAGTATTGGATCAACCAAAGCTTTGCATCAAGTAAGTGTTATTAATGATGGAACAAATGTTTATACACAACAATCTCCATTCTTATCGGCAGGATCAACAGACATACTTGATGATGCTTCTGGAATTGGAACTTTTGGTGCAGAAATAAGTGGATCAAATTGTATTTTGAAATTCCATCCAGATTCTGGACAAAATGATGATATTGAAATATCTACGTTAAGTAAAATATTCTATTCTGACTTAGATGTTTTAAACACATATCCAGATAATAATTATGGGGCATCAAATGAGAAAATATTTAATATTTTCTATAATTCTATAAACGGAACTAGAATTAATAGAACTAACTTTGAATTAACTACTAATTCTACTCCTATTTTTGAGAAAGTTTTTGATCCGTCTAAAACTAGCATTGTTTCTTCGGGAGGAACATTTACAATTCCAAATCACTTCTTTAGAACTGGAGAGGAGCTAACATATACTCCAAATTCTACTTTTATTGGAGTTAGTGCATCTCCTATGACAATGAATGCCGTCGATGATGTTCCATCAACTGTTTATGCAATTAAGATTGATGATAGTAACTTTAAAATTGCAACCAGTCTCTCAGATGCAAATAGTGGTATAGGAACAACTATCGCATCTCGTGGTAGTGGTAATGCTCATAGATTTACTGCAAATAAGCAAAATCCAAAATCTGTCATTGCAATTGATGGTTTAGTTCAATATCCATTGACTCAAACCAAACTATCATATTCTGTAGACAATTATGGATCCATTGGAGCATCGTCTACAGTATTCGCACTTTCCGGAATATCTACAATCAATCCCACTGACATTTTAAAAATAGATGATGAATATATGAAAGTTGTTAATGTTGGTTTAGGAACTACAAATATAGGACCTATTACCAATACTGGTACAGAGAATTTGGTCGTTGTTGAAAGAGGATTTGTTGGATCTTCTGCAAATACACATACAAATAATTCTACCGTAGACTTATTCAAAGGTGGATTTAATATTGTAGGGAATACAATACACTTTACAGAACCACCTAGGGGAAATCCACTTATTGAAAAAACAGAGTCTAATACTGATTTCCAAACTTCCGATTTTACTGGAAGAGTATTTTTAAGATCTGATTATAGTACAAATAGAATTTACGATGACATTTCTGATGAATTTACTGGTATTGGCAGAACGTTTACATTAAAGTCAAATAAGTCTGATGTACTGGGAATTGGGACCATTGGTGGATCTGGATTTGTATTTGTAAATAATATTTTCCAATCACCAACTACAGAAAACAATAGTAATAATAACTATTCAATTATTGAACACGAGTCCTCTCCTAATGTTGGAGTAACAACAATTATATTCAGTGGAATTAGAAACCCTGATACACCTTTTAATATAATTGAAAGTATTTCTGATGTCAATCAGAATGAGACTCCTAGAGGTGGTATAATTGTTTCTCTTGGATCTACACCTGGACTTGGTTTTGCTCCTCTTGTAGGTGCTTCTGTGACGGCTGTAATTAATGGTAGTGGTCAAATTACTGGAATTAATACAGATTTCACTGGAGGAACTCATGGTTCTGGATATAATAATATAGTTTCTATTGGTGTCAGTGCATATGATCCTACTGGAACTGGATCTGGAGCAGTGATTTCTGCGGCACCCGTAGGACTTGGAGGAACATTAACATTTACAATTGACCAACAAGGATCTAATTATTCGAATGAAACTGAAATTTTTGTATCATATCCTTCATATCAAAATCTCCCGGTTACTGGAGTTTCTAGATTAAGTGATGGTGCAACTACAGATTGTGGATCTGGATTGTTAGTTGATTTAGAAATTGGAGCATCAACTGGTATAGGTTCAACATTGAGAGAAGTTGTTGAATTTAAAATTGCTAGACAAGGATATGGATTTAGAAGAGGTGATGTTATTAAGCCTGTCGGACTTGTAACTGATAAATCATTGTCTGCACCTTTATCTGAATTTGAATTAACTGTTTTAGATGTGTATTCAGATAATTTCTGTGCCTGGGAAATTGGAAATCTTGACTATATTGATTCAGTTAAAAACTTCCAAAATGGAACTAGAAAAAGATTCCCACTCTTCTATAATAATGAATTACTTAGTTTTGAACCAGAAGAAGGATCTTCCATAGAAACTAAACTGGATGATTTATTAATTATCTTCATTAACGGTGTTTTGCAGGATCCTGGAGTCTCGTATGTCTTTAATGGTGGAACATCATTCTTATTCACTACAGCACCAAAAGTAGAAGATGATGTTGCAATATATTTCTATAGAGGCACTAATTCTGATAGTCAAATTGTCAATGATGTAGTTCCCAGTATTGAGAGGGGAGATAATGTTAGATTAGTAAGAGATTCTTCCACAAATCAAGACCTCAGAACTGTTTACGATTTATCGTTCTCTGATAAATTTGAAACTAATGCATACTTTGGACCAAATATTGATATCGATAATGATAGACCTCTCACATGGATTAAACAAAAGAGGGGGCAAAAAATTAACGGTGAAATAGTTTATAAGTCTAGAGATTCTCTTGAAACTTTAATTAGTCCCGTTTCTAGAGTCATTAAAGATATTTCTATTTCAGATAATGAAATATTTGTAGATAATGCAGAATTATTTGCATATGATTTGAATTTACCTACTGATGATTTTTCTGGATTTGTGGTAAATGGAATTTCTACAACAGCAGTAGATTCAGTTGAATCAATTAGCAACTTCTCCATAGTTGAAGGATTTTCTGGAATTGTTACAGGAATAACCACTGCTGTAGGAACAGGATCAAATCCGTTAGCACTAGAATTTAGTATACATCATGTAGGATCTTCAGATAAAGTTGCTAAAACTAATTTTGCAGGTATTACTACGGGATATCCAATTTACGTTTACAACACAAATATTGGATCTGGTGTAACATCCATTGACAATTCTGATACTGCAGTAGTTGGTGTGGGGACAACATTCTTAGATAATGTTTACTATATTTCAGATTATTCTATTACTGATACTATTGGAATAATTACATGTAATGTGAAATCTGATTCTGGAATAGTTGGACTTGGAACGACAGGATCTATTGAAAACCCGGTAGGAACATACTCATGGGGTAAACTTTCTTCAATTGGAAATCTTTCAAGATCGAATCCAATATCGATAGATGTTTCTGGTAATACTGTTTCAGGACTATCCACTTATCCAACAATTCAGAGAAGAAGTGTTGGAATAAGAAATACTGGTGCATTACCTAAGATTATAATTCCTTGATTTTATTATAAATATCTAAAAAACTAATAATATGGCCGCCGTCGTAACAGATCAATTTAGAATATTGAATGCTGAAAATTTTGTTGCATCAGTTGCAGACAATACAAATTCATATTATGCATTTTTAAGTTTATCAAATCCAACTTCACCTTCTGTAGGTTTTGGTAGAGATTCTAACTGGAATACCAATACACCAAATCCTCCAGATAATTTTTCTTACAACTCTCATTATAGAGATACTTCTTTATTTGGAAAAAAACTTACATCTTCAAATGTAAGAAGAATTGTTAAAAAGAGAACTTGGACAAAGGATTCAAGATATGATATGTATCGTCACGATTATGGTGATGGTGCCCAAAATGTTCAAGCACCAGTTTCTAAAGCATTGAGACTTTATGATGCCGACTATTATGTAATTAATAAAGACTTTAAAGTATATGTTTGTATTGAAAATGGATCAACCGGATCAAAAGATCCTGAAAAATCAATAATTGAACCAATTCATACTGGTGTAGGAATACCAGCTGCTGGAAGTGATAGATATAGATGGAAATATCTGTTTACAATTTCTCCATCAGATGTTATAAAATTTGATTCAACTGAGTATATTGTTCTTCCAAATGATTGGGCAACAGCAAGTAATACGAGTGATATTGGAATTATTAGAGAAGGTGGAAATTCTGATGCTACCGGAGATTCTCAAATAACAACTGTCTTTATAAAAGATGCAGGAACGGGATTAGCAAATACACCTCTTGGTGGAATAACTGTTCCTATTCTTGGTGATGGTGAAAATGGTCTAGTCAATATTATAGTTAAAAATGGAAGCATTGAAAGTGCTACGGTTACTAACGGTGGAAAGGGATATACTTATGGAATTGTTCAATATGAAGGTGGAAATTTAATACCAATTATTCCTCCATCTAAAGGACATGGATATGACATTTACAAAGAGTTAGGTGCTGAAAAAGTTTTAATGTATGCCAGATTTGACGATTCAACTAAAGATTTTCCTGTCGATACTGTATTTTCTCAAGTAGGAATTATTAAAAATCCAGAAAAATATTCTGGATCTACAATATTTACCGAAAATACTTTTTCATCTCTTGGTGCAATAATGTTAGATGATTCATATTCTGGAACACCGGTTATTGGATCTGTTATAACTCAAGTGACAAATACTAATAATGATACTGCCAAAGCTTATGTTGCATCATATGATAAAGAAACAAAAGTATTGAAATATTATCAAGATAGATCTTTATATTTGAATCAGACTACTGGAGATCATACTGGATCATCAGATGTTGCTACCAGGGCAAAAGTTGTTTCTTTTGTATCAAGTTCATCTAATTCTAATTCTATTAATGTTTCCGGAATTGGTGTAACAATGAATGTAAATCAAAATCAAAATTTTATTATAAAAAACAATAAAAAGATTGATTTAGGGGTCACTTTCACAGGAGGACTTGCAAATCCGGAGATAAATAAAAAGACGGGCGACATAATTTATATTGATAATAGACCCTCTGTAACTCGTGATAGCAGACAAAAAGAAGACGTTAAAATCATCCTGGAATTCTAAAAAAGATGGCACAAAAAACAAACTTAAATATCAGTCCATATTATGATGACTTTGATGCAAGTAAAAACTTTTATAAAGTTTTATTTAAACCAGGATTCCCGGTTCAAGCAAGAGAATTAACGACTTTACAGTCAATTATTCAAAATCAGGTAGAATCTTTTGGAAGTAATATTTTCAAAGAAGGTTCTATGGTTCTTCCTGGATCCTCAACTTTTGACAATCAATTTTCTGCGGTAAAACTAAATGCAGTTAATCTTGGTATTGATGTTTCTGTTTATATTCAAAGTTTTGTTGGAAAGACAATTGCCGGACAAACTTCTGGAGTAACTGCAACTATTCAAAAAGTTGCTTTTACAACAGAAAGTGATTTGGTTACAGATCTTACAATATATGTCAATTATAAAAATTCTGGAGATGATTCCACCACAGATGTATTCTTAGATGGTGAGTCACTGTCTGCAAATGAGAATGTAACTTATGGAAATACCACTATTAATGCAGGAACTCCATTCGCATCACTGATTGCGGAGAATGCAACTTCTATAGGATCTGCAGTTTCAATAGATAATGGTGTTTATTTTGTCAGAGGAACGTTTGTAGAAGTATTAAAGCAAACAATAATTTTAGATTATTATACAAATACTCCAACATACAGAGTTGGATTGAGAATAGATGAATCTTTGGTTAGTTCTAAGGATGATGAATCGTTATATGATAATGCAAAAGGATTTACTAATTTTGCTGCACCTGGCGCAGATAGATTAAAAATTTCTTTGACTTTGACAAAGAAACCTATCAATGATTTGAGTGATGCAAATTTCATAGAAATTCTTCGTGTCGAAGATGGTGCAATTAAAAAGGTTGCAGATAAAACTGTCTATAATATAATCAGAGATTATATGGCGGATAGAACTTTTGATGAATCTGGAAGTTATGCAGTAGATGAATTTGATCTTAATGTTTTAGAATGTTTGAATGATAGAGTAGGTAATGATGGTATTTACCTCGACACTGAGGTTACAGAACAAGGAAATGAACCTTCAGATGATTTAATGTGTGTCCAGGTGTCTCCTGGAAAGGCATATGTAAAGGGATATGATGTAGAAGTAGATGTTGCAAATACAATTGACGTAGAAAAACCTAGAGATACTGAAACCATTAAATCGGCAAATATTCCATATGAAATGGGACATTTGTTAAGAGTAAATAACGTCGATGGTGCTCCCAAAGAAAATGAAATTGTGACCTTAAAATCGCAATTCAAAGGTGATGGAGTTCCTCCTGTTATTGGACAGGCTAGAGTTTATGGATTCAATCTTACTGATGCTGCATACACTGGAGCATCGACTCAGTGGGATTTGTATCTTTATGACATCCAAACACAAACTGACTTAACACTCAATACTAGCACATCACTGGCACAATCATCTTTTGTTAAGGGTAAGAGTAGTGGTGCTAGTGGATATGTTGTAGATGCAACCAGCAACTCTACTAGTGTTTCTTTGAATCAAACTTCTGGAACATTTTTCAATGGAGAGCAACTGAATATTAATGGTGTGGACACATCAATCGTTGCAAGTGCTGTAACTGCATATGGAACTAGAGATATTAAAT